ACTACCAATATTATATGTGCCACCTGCAGATGGCAGCAAGTTAGATGCAATGTCAGCATTAACAGTAACTGTGTCTGCATTATCACTGCCTAGTACAGTGTTACCGTTTGCTGTAAAAGTATCAGTGAGGGTTGTTGTACCTGTAACTGAAAGATTGTTAGACAGTGTTGTAGCACCTGTTACACCCAATGTACCACCTATTGTAGCATTTGTAGCAACATTAGCATTGCCAGACAAGTGCAAATCTTTAAACTTGTAAGGAGTACTACCTTCACCTAAACTAACTACGTTATTTGTTTTAGGTCTAAGTACAGAAGCTGTAGCCACTACGTCTTGAGTTGGACCAAGTACTGTAATTGGTGCCCCTTCGTCTGCAGTACCATCATGCGTATGTCCAGTGCTTTCATTAAAAGCAGCTTCAATAGCATTAAATTCACTATCAAGATCATCTGCATCAATAACGTTACCATTGGCAATGTTATTGTCTGTATCTGTCCGTTCGTAACCCGTACCCATAATATTTTCCTTACTGTCTATCGTTTACTGCATATTCAAATATTGCAGTATCTAACAAAAACGAAGCATCTGAACTATTGTCTTCTATTCGTATAGCTACAGTTTCTCCTGATCCAACTATCTGGTTTATGTAACTTTGTGTTCTTGGTGCACCATACTTTGAGGTATTATATATCGTTGTGTTATCCCCATAAATACCAATTGTAGTTCCTGTTTGTGTAATATTAAAACTTGCAGGTTGAATGTAGTCTGCTCTATTTTGGTTATACTTAACACCAGCAACAATGTTTAATGAGCCAAATGGTTTGATGTACATATCAAGCTTATAAAAAGTTTTACGCATCTGTGGATCAGTTATAGGCATGTAGGGAGATTCAAAGATTGCGTCTATGTTTTCCCCATCTCTACTTGTTCCAGTGTCCATATTATACACGTAACCATCTTCATTTGCAAACACTCTGTACTCATCTTCATCAATAAATTGTGAGTCTGCAATATAAACTTTAAAACCTTTTAGTTCTCCCCACTGAAAACCTTGACCACCTTGGTCAATAAACTTACTTCCTAATACACCTCTGGCAACATTAGCACGTTCACTTGAAACGTAAGCAAATAAACGATACTGTGCTTTACTTCTAATTACTGTGCTTGAAAATGTTGAAGCATAATCCTGTAATCTTGAAACTGTAGGTCTAATGTTTTTAGATGCAACGTCAATGCCAAAGTCGCCAATACGTTCTGTTGAACTTAAAGTACGTAGACCGTCTGGCCCAAGGAACATAACGTCAGCACCAACTTCCTGAATTGTATCAGCACTTAAACAACCCAGATCTTCTGTAATAGGTGTAACAACAAAATCAGCAACACTAGAACCAGTTAGTCGTACGATCTTATCATAAGCAAAAATAATTAACTGATCACGAAAAACAATTAATCCTGTAATCTCTGATCCGATACTGATACTACCTGCACCATTAGCTGGATCAAGATCGTCTGGAGTATAGGGGGCAGTAAATACTAACTCAGTACCCACCCCAAAAAATAAAGTACTTTTAAACATACACACATGACTTGCCCCCTCTACAGGAGTATTTATGTTTGTTGCAACTACATCACCTTCTGAGTCAGTAGAAGCAGTTAAGTATGTCAATGTATTACCTGCAATGTCATAATAAGCAGGATAATTAATGCCGTCAACAAAACACATAATAGGATCGTTTGAAAAGTTATAACGAGCCTGACGTACTTTTGTAATTGCTGAATTAGGTGCTGTTCCTAATGATGCCCATGCAGGGGTAGGATCTGCAGCATTTGTAATGTAATAAGTACCATTACGTGCGGCTATAACTTTTTCGTTTCCTGTATCTTGCACAATAGCCAGTGCTTGTATAACACCAGTACCTGGAACAGCACTGTCAACAAACTTATCATAGCCTGAAACTTTTTTATAACCACCATCTAAAGATGGTTCAAAATTTTGTAGTAAAGAAGCAGATCCAACCGCATTTATACCTTGCTGCAAAGGACTAATATTTGTAATTAATCCTCCAGTAAAAGGAACTGGAAATGTCTGCCATTGTGTAGCCATTTTACTGGACTTTCATGCTAGTAAGGGAAGTGGTATTTTGATTTAAAATAGTTGACCTAACGTAGTCGTACCTATTAATGTACAAACTTCTCATATACTTTATACCTTCTTGAAACTTTTGTTGTGCTATCTGAGATGCCTGTGCATCACCTCTAAACTGATAAGCATAGAACATTGCACCGTCTACAATAATATGTTTAAACTCTAGTGGTACACTTGGCACATCATCATAAAGTTCAAGCTCGACTGAGTTACGATAATACTCGTAGTCAAGCTCATAATCTTTATCTGGAGTAGGTATAATTAAAAATTCTTGACTAGGTGCACGTACTACAAATCTAGGCAAAGAACGTTTGTCAGTGCTATTGTTATACTCAAAATCTATGTATTTGTCAAGGTATTCTTGATAATTTATAGGTTTTAATTTAGTTGTTTCGACATTTAAGTCAGAATCTCGTCTGATTCTAAAGCTATCCATATCTAAAACTTTTGCATCTGATGGGTATCCGTAACGTAATGTACCTGCAGTCAAGATATCTTCTTCTATTACATGGTTCCAAGGCCACTTATACTCTTCGTGATTAATATGTCGGATAGCCGCATTAACTGAGTCTTTAGCTGTATTGTAAAACCCAGTAGCTGTAGCAAAGTTAGAACTTGAAAGCTCTACCTCATTAAGTCTACGGTTTATTTCATTTACAAGTCCAAGAAAATTGTATGCCATTATTTATTCCTCACACGTAGTCTGATGCTTCGTTCTACAGTAAGCCCATTGCTGTCTGTTATCTGACATGTAAACTTATATAGTTTATTGTTAGTGCCTGATCCGATATGTGCAGTAACTACTGTGTTTGTGTTAGACGATGAAACTAACTGAATGCCATTTACTAATGGTCCACTGTCTGTAAGTTGTGTTTTCGTCCCATCTGCTGCATCTACATACCAAGTATAACTTGATATTGTTGCACTCCCAAGAAAACGGGACCAATCAATACTATAATCAAGTGTTTCATCAGGGTCTTTGTTAGGCCATTTTAATGACATTGTATTATCCTTTAAGCTGCTCTGGCATATACTGTTCTGTATTCAGAAGATTGAGGTTCGATATACACTGTTCTGCTTTCATCCTCTGCTACATAAACGGTTCTTGCTTTTGATGGTTGCGGTTCAATGTAAACTACACTATCAGCAATTTCACCTACAAATACTGTTCTTGTAGTATTGTCTGTTAGTTCTTTTATGTATGCAGTACGAACTCTACTATAAAGTTCTTTTAGTGCAGCATAATCAAATCTTGTAGTCAGTACCGTTACATCGTTAGTGCTTGATGTTGCAGATACACTACTTGATACAGCAGTAGCACCTGCAGTAACAGTAACAGTGTTTATGGCTGTAGTGCCTAGTACACTTTGTCCTGTAAGATCAACGTCAGCATTGGCAATGACATTAACGTTGTCTCCGTTAAACTGTACTGTACCTTGTACGCCACCTATATCAAATAGTGCAGTACCAGTAACTGTTACATTGTTGTCTGCTACACCTGTAGCTTCAACTGCGTCTGGTACAACAACGGCAGTACCTGTTACTGTAACGTTACCGTTTAACGATAGTGTAGCTTCAAACGAGTCACTGATTACAACTAATGCATCTGCATCAACAGTGACTTCATCTCCACTAACTGTAGGATCGTCTGTTATTGCTTCGGCTTCAACACCGACTATGCTAAACAATGCAGTACCAGTAATGGTCAGAGCATCGTTTATTTCACCCGTAGCTTCAACTGCAGTTGGTACGACAGTGGCACCAGCAGTGACTACAGAGTTTGGATCAACGGTAACTGTAGCTTCAAACGAATCTGTTATAACTGTTAGTGCATCAGCTATAACGACAGAGTTTGTGTCTACCTCACCTGTGCCTTGTACCCCAGTAATGCTAAACAGTGCAGTACCAGTGACACTAACATTATCATTGATACTGCCTGTAGCTTCTACTGCTGTTGGTACAACGGTAGCACTTGCGGTTACGGTTACATCTGCTATTGATAATGTAGCAGCAAACCCAGTTACCGTGATCGTAACATCGGCCTGTTCATAGCTTTCACCGAAGCTGGCTACGGAAAAAGGATTTTGTGAAAAGGCCATTAGCTACTCCTTATGCGGCAGCTTCTTCTTCTTTAGTAAGAGATTCCTGCAGCATTTTCATAAATGCATCTCTGCCTACAGATAGTTGATCTAAGTTAAACTTAGCAGAGTTAATCTTTTGATCCAGTGAGGCAACATGATTAATCAGCACCTTCTGTTCATCTGTAAGTTGATCTTCTGTGTAATCTACGTCATCAATAGTGATAACAGTAGCCTTTTTTTCTTTAGCCATTGTTTTCTCCTTTATGCTAAAATTTATGCGGCAGCATCGTGTGATTGTGCCCCATACCATGTTGCTCCACCATCTCTTGTGTAGAATACATACATGTCTAATTCACCAGTTCCTGGTGCATCTGGTGCTGTACCTCCTGACCATACAACAGAGCTAGGCCACGTAACGGTATAAGCAGTAGATGCGTTGCCAACCAATTGTAAAACAAAACTATAGCTCCAAGCATTCGCAGGATTAGTAAAGGTAAAAGTAGTATTGCCTGACATTATCAAAGCAAAAGCTTGCGCATTAGTAGTAGTTATAGTAACAGATGTACCCGTTAGTGCGTCAAAATCTTCGTAGTAAACTGAGTAGTTAAAAATAGGTACGTTTGAATCTATCCAAGAACTAGCAAACGTCATATTGTTACCACCTGCTGTAACCATGTACATAGCATCAGTACCAAATTGCAAATGTGTGTCTGTGTCACCACTATGGATAACTTTGTCTCCAACATAGGCATTATTAACTGTAATATCGCCAGTGCTATAGATATGTTTATTGCCACGTACACGCAGATATGTTCCATCTGTCATGTACCAGCCACCGCCCCAGCCAAAGCCTATCTCTTCGTCTCGCATAAAAGACCCTGAACCACGACCAAAGACAATAGCATCGTTGTTGTTTGTTAACTGTATAGAGCCGTTTACGTGAAGTTTGTTGTTACTTATTGTACTAATAACAGAAGCATTATCTGTTGTAGTGTAGCTTGGCCCACTCTGTCCAATAACAACATCACCTGCGTATTCAGCTAGACG